GCTACGCGCTATTATTAGTTCACCGGAGGGGAGGCCCTCCACCACCACCCACAAAAAATGGCAATCACTTCTGTATGGAATGGCTCATATTATGAGCTGTTCTTTGCCCAGGCCGCCGCCCAGGACGAACGCATCGCCCAGCTGGCCGATCTGCGCTCAGCTGTTGAGGCATCAACTCAGCCGCCTGCGATCCCGGCCAACTACATCGACGACAACATCACCGGCCCCGACCGGGAGCTGTTGACTGCGTTCTATACGGCCACCAACAGCGAGGGTGGCACCGCTGACGAAATTTACCTGCGGGGCATCCGCGCAGTGCTTGCACAGGCCGCCACGGGGGTCACTGTGCCAACCCCGGTCGAAGATGGTCAGTCGCCCGAGCCGCTGGGGAATGGTGACGGATTGTAAACTGGTCGGCAAAGGGGGTGGCAGGCCTAACGCTACGCGCTATTATTAGTTCACCGGAGGGGAGGCCCTCCACCACCACCCACAAAAAATGGCAATCACTTCTGTATGGAATGGCTCATATTATGAGCTGTTCTTTGCCCAGGCCGCCGCCCAGGACGCCGCTGAGAACCTCAGAGAAAGTTGGCTCGCAGAAGGGCACCCCATGGGGGAATGTCCGGCTCCCCATCTGGTCTCAGCTGGGGCCCCTCCCTACTGGTTCCGGCCAGCCTATGTGAGGGATGGAGTCTTTATAGGCGCCTCAGAGGCCCCTGGAGTGTCCCCTGGGGACGACTCCGAAGAAGTGCACGCAGCTATAGCTGCGTGGTGGGCAGCTAGGGATGCAGCGTATGCACAGGTAGCTTAGATAATCCACGGCTCGCCGGGAGCCTATCCCGGCAACCTGTAAATCCTGCTTGCAATTCAATGAGCCCCGTTCCCACGGTTGACGATCTACTACAGGCCACACACATCGGCAACGGATTCCACCATTGGCACGTTGAAGGCGGAGTAATCACGATCACCAGGGCCCAGCTGATTCTCGCCCTAGAAGCGGCCTACGACCCATCAATGGAAAACTGGCCTGCGCTGGTGGAAGCCGAGATTAACAGTCTGCTCTGGAGCTCCATTAATGCCTGACCCCACCGCAGCAGCCCGCCAGCGGCGCTGGTACGCCCGCCAGAAAGCCGGTACCCCCTGGCAGCCGCTCACCTGCCAGGCGTGCGGCGCCCACAGCAGAGGCATCCATGGTGCGCTGTGTTCCTGCTGCTGGGAGAGGCTGACCACAGAGGGCAGGGCTGCTAAAGCCCAGCGGGTCAGGCTGAGCAGGGCCAGGCGACGTAGCTTGTGACAATATGTGAACTGGCCGCCCTGCCCCCCGCCATGCCTAACGCGGTGCGCTACTATTAGTTCACCGGAGGGGAGGCCCTCCACCACCACCCACAAAAAATGAAAAAAATCATCAATTCCACGATCAATTTCGTTGATCAAATCAACTGGCACGAAGTTGGCCAGGCAATTGTTAAAGTTGTCGCATTCGCCTACGCCTTGGGCTACTGCCTGGGGCTCTGGGTCCATCGCACCAATGCTCAGCTCAGTGCCGCCCACGTGGCTGTCCTGGGGCTGAAGCCCACAGCAATTGTGACAGCGGAGCCGGCAAAGGAGCCGGCAAAAACAGAACCAGCAGCGGCGCTGGCAGTGGTCCAGCATCCGCTAATTGAAATAGCCGCACAACTGGAGCGGCTAACAGTTCGCGAGCTACAGGAAATAATTGGCACAAGACAAAGATTGGCTAAGCGCCAGCTTATTAGCGTTTATTTGCAGATGGCCTAATAGTCCACGGCCCGCCGGGGCCTACCCGGCAACCTGTAAATCCTGCTTACAAGTTCCACTGGCTGGGATGAAGAAGCAGTGAAGGCCCTGGTGTTTCGCCGTCCGCGCCCTCAAAACATAGCGGCCTGATCTCTAATGGTCCCTGAGGTGAGGCCCCCAGGGACCATTTTTGTTGAGGCGCCTGCAACGGTACCGAAGGCCTGGCGACCAATAAAAAACCCCCACTCCTTGCCGGGAGCGGAGGCATTGCTGCGGCCAGGTTATGGCTCGATTCTGTACTCACACTCAAAGACAATGATCGGCGGCGGCTTTATGTGCTGATCGCCGCCTGGCGTTGTGCGCCTGAGGCAATCTTCACAGCCCTCGCGCCATCCCTCGTTATCGGAGCCATCGCCAGCGCAGCGATCAAAGTCATTCGGCAAGGTGGTCATGGCAATGGCGACCGCGTTAAGCGCTGCTGTGAAACAGTCCATTCATGCCCTTCGTAATCCACCACTAGGTAGTGCGGCCAGCTGAGCCGACCATGACCAAAGGCCATGGTCACCTTGGCCGGCTGCTGCTCATGGCCGACGATGTAGACCACATCACCAGCGGCAAAGCGCCACGGGTTGGCGTTGAGAAGTTCAAGGATCATTGGTTTGTCTCCAGGTTGTAGGTTTGCTCGACTGTTCTGATCGGCTATCGCCCCGACTCCATCATCTGCAGCCGCTGCTCACGATGAAGCGCAACGCTAGTGGTGATCATCCCGATTGCTACGACGGCAGCTACCAGGATGTTCCAAGCGATCCGCCCAGCCCTGCGCTGGGCTCGATAGTCATCCAACGAGACAACCCTCGCGACAGGCTGCGATGGTGATGACTGCAGCGCCTGGAAACTGTCGTTCGAGCGACTCGTGTATTGCAGCTGTGCTCCAACCAGTCGGCACAATCCATTCCAGCGTGTGAATTGCATTGTTCTTTTGATAAGTGATGATGTAGGCCATGGGTCAGGAGCGGGCATCAGGGCAGTCGCTGGCTGATTCAATTGCTGTGGCGATGGCACGCGACTGCCGAGCCAGATCGGCCATCAGCTCGCGGTCCAGCGGGATGCATTCATCCCAGGCGTTATCCGCAACGGCCTGGGCGACCTGCTGCGTGGCGTCGATCAGCCCCACCAACAGCGGCAGGATTGGCTGGTTGCGGCGGCCAGAGTCTGGCAGCGTGATCAGCTGGCTGGCGTCGCTAGGGATGGCCTGCCGCGCCGCTTGGAGGATCAGGTCAGACAGCGCGCTATCGCACTCGATGTGGTTGTGGATCGGCATCACTTAATGCTCCAGCTGCGGCCCTCGACCAAGGCGCACCCTTCAATCTGCGCACCACCTTTCAGCGCTGCGGCGAGTGCGGTCTTATCAGCGGCAATGGTGGTGTTAATCCGCTGGTACTGCTCCGGCAGCTCAAGCGGATCGGCGGTGACGTCGACGGCCGTGGTCTTGCGGCTGGTGATCTTGTGCCTAGGCAGCTCCCAACGTGTCTCGTCTGGCGCAACTTTCTGCAGCGCTGCGATGAGCCGCTCCTGCAGGGCGTCTGCCTGCTGCTGAGCGCTGGTGGCCAGATTCTTGAGGCGCTGGGCGTGAGCGGCACGGGCATCGGCCTGAGCGCGCATGTGATCGATCACCCAGCACCAGGCGTCGGCCTTGGCCTCGACGGCCTTGCGGTTGTCGCTCTCGGCGCTGATCAGGTTTTCCAGCGCCATGGTGGCAGCGGCTACCTCGCCTGGGTCTTCACTGAACAGCAACTCAGCTGATTCGTTGATCTGGCGCTGAAGGTGCAGGGCTTCGCCGGTGAGGTCGAAGAGGGTGGTCATGGGCCGCTTGCGGTGAACTCGCCAACCCTAGCCTTTTAATACCGCATCTGCACCCCTATAGTTGGGCAGTCTTCACGATCTGATTTTCGTGGCCGGCTCATGGTGGCTCGACACGATCGGCAGGATCCCCCTGCTCACGCCTGCCGAAGAGATCGAGCTAGGCACGATCATCCAGCGGTGGCAGCAGCACCCAGACCCGTGCCCACCAGGCATCAGGCGCCGCGGGATGCGGGCCCGTGACAGGTTTGTGCAGGCGAATCTGCGGCTGGCGGTTTCGTATGTGTCCAAGCGCTGCTGGCGGTTGGCCAAGGCGCACGCGCAGGACGACCTGATCCAGGCCGCCAACATGGGCCTCATCACTGCTGCTGAGCGCTTCGATCCGGCACGGGGATACCGATTTTCAACGTACGCGTACTGGTGGATTCGGCAGGCCGTCGACCGCTGGGCAGATCAGCACTCGCGCCTGATCTCGATTCCCGGCAGCCACTGCCAGCACCTCGGCCGAATCGGCCCGATCACCCGCCGCCTTGAGCAGAAACTGAACCGCACGCCCACCCGCCAAGAGATCGCCGATGAGCTGGGCGTATCGCTGGCAGTGCTGGAGCAGGTGCTTGAGAACGGTCGTTCAATCGCCAGCCTTGATCAGGTAATCAGCGACGACGGCCTGGAGCTGGGCGCCACCTGCGCGTCATTCGACCGCAGCATTGAAGACGAGGAAGAGCAACGCGAGCGGTGGCGGCAGGCTGAGCAGCTGCGAAACATGATCGCCCGGCTACCGGTGTCAGATCAGCGGCTGCTGGTGCTGGCCTGGGGCCTTGATGGCGTGGAGATTCCACGCGCCGAGCTCGCCCGTCAGGAGGGTCTCAGCACGCGGGCGCTGGAATCACGCCTAGAGCGGCTGCAGGCGTCCCTGGCGGCGCACTCCGTGCAGCTGGTGCTGGTTGCAGTGTGCCGCTGCCGGCCATCGCCACCGCCACCCATGAAACGCAAGCGGCGCGGGTCTGGTGGTGAGCAGCTCAGGCTGGTGGTGGCCTCTGCAGCCTGAGTTACCACCACCAGACCCATGCAGAACTACGCCCTTCCGTACATCACCGTTGGCATCAACGACGCCGGCGGCGTCTGCTGGTTAGTCGTGACAGCTGATCGCGTCATCAGTTACGACTCAGGCAAGGATGCGCTAGCCGAACTCAAGGCCGCCACCAATCCACCCGTTGATCCTGGCCGCACGGTCTGAGCAGTGCCAGTCCTGCTGCTCGAACCACTCTTGCCAGTTATCGGAACCCTTGGCGCCGTTGCAGCGCCTGCAGGCCGGCACCAAGTTTTCAGCCACCGTTAGGCCGCCCCGCACCCGCGCCAGCACATGATCCAGCGTGTCAGCTGGGGCTGTGCAATACGCGCAGCGGCTGCCCCAGGTCTCGAATATCAAGGCGCGAAATCGATGCTTGCTGGAGCGCTTAGGCGTTAGCTCGGTTCCATCAATCTGATGGTCGAAGGCCATCTTTGGTCATGGTTTTGCAGGGACGAGCAGGCCACCGATCCAGCCAGCGGCTGCACCAACGGCTGCGCTGATTGCGCTGGACTGGGCGTCACAGCTAGCTGGTGTGCGGATGCGGCAGCCGGCCAGGTCGATGCCGCTGATCACAATGCCCGTGACCAGCAGCCCCACCAGGCAGCGGAGCAGATAGCTGCGCTCGGTTGGTGTGGTCATCGCCTGCGCTCGATTGTCCTAAGGCGCTCTTCGTGGTCCTGCAGCATCACCTGCATGGCCCCTAGGATTGTTGTGGTCTTGGATTCAAACCTGCCTAGGCCGGCGGCAATTCTCCATAGAGCTGATACACCAGCGCCAAGAAGTCCGACAACTGCCACTCCCGTCACTGGATCCACGATTGATGCCTCAGCTGCTTTGGCTTCAGGCTATGGATCAGGCGCCTGTCGCGGCGCCGCCGGTGACGGTCAGATCAATCGGCTGCAACCCTAGCTCAGCGTCAATCGTGCCATCAGCCCCGAGGGTCACGGAGACGTTGACGTAGCCAGCGCTCCGGTGCTCCTCCTCTGGTGCGTCGATGTATCGCCAGCGAGTGTTGGTTGGTACGATGTTGCCGCTGAATGTGTGCCCGCGCCAGATGATTGGCGGCAGCTGGAAGCTCCTGTAGCCGCCACCCTGGCCCTGGTAATGCTTGCGGATCAGCGCTGCCTCCGCGTCCGTGAGCGCGGTGTAGCCCAGCGTGAGTTGGTAGTTCTGCGGCGTGACGCTATGCCTGAACCGCACGATGCCAGCGCTCAGTGATGGCTGCTCCGTCAACGGGAACAGCCCGAAGTCGTAGCTGCGGGTGGCAGGTTCCAGCTCGGGGAACGCGGCCATTAGTTCTGCAGCGTGATGGTGCTGGCAGCCACTGAGAAGGTGCCGCCGCTGCTGGATACATCAGAGCCAAAATCCGCATAGCAAATCAACTCATCAGAGCTTGATGCACCTCCACGGGATTTGTAGTAGACGCAGCCGCGAGCGGTGATGGTGCTGCTGGCCCAGGAAACGGCGCCGAACTGAATGGTTACTTTGTCGTTGGCGGTGTCTTTGGTGACTGTGACCGTACTGGTGGCGCCGCCAGCGGTGTATCCGGTGCCGAACACTTCATTGGTTACGTCATCGCGGAAGTCATGCGTGTCTTTGTTCGGCGCGTAGGTGCTGGTTACCAGCATCGCCTTAAAGGTATTGGTGCTGAAGTCAATGTCACCACGCGCCATTTTGTCTGGTGCTGAGTTGTAGATCAGGGATGCCATAGCTATGCCGGGTGATAGTTACAGGTTAGGCACCTGATGCAGCACCAGCCGCCAGCGATGCGGTGATGGCAAGAGCAAGCCCTGGCAATTCAACGCTAGGCGCACCAGCCACGAAAGTGATGGTGATTGTCTGCGCCAGTGGTGTCACCGTTGCCAGCGTGACGCTGATAGTGAACTCAGCCCCATTGACGTTGGCGCCCTCGGGTGGCACGGTCACCAGCTCAACGCTGACGTTGTAACGCTGACTGCAGGGTATGTCCTCAACCTGCGGGGCGCTGCCATAGATCCAGCTGTGGCCGGTAGGGGTGAAATATGAAGGCGTAGTCATGCCACTCAGCAGGCTGCTCGGGATGGCGAAACTTAGGAACCGCCCCTGCTGCCCGATGTAGTGGCTGCGAATGCTCAGCATCTGCGCCTCAGTAAGTCCTAGGAAACTCAGCCGTAGCTGCTGCTCCAAGATCACGTTGCTGGTGCGCACCCGGACCTGCAACCCATCCAGCGTGGGAATCTCTGAGTGCGGATGCCGCCCTGGCGTGAAGGTGCGGCTGGATGGGGTGAGGGTGGGGAAGGTGGTCATGAGCTACCAGTTCCCCGCTGGGCAATGGGCGAATGGTATCCGCGCCTTGATCGGCATGAAACAACTGCATAGCGCGCACTGCGTTGTAGCGGGGCGGTAGCTAGGGCAGGTGGCGCACCGGGCTAGCCGGGCCTGTGCCTCCTGAGAATTTGCGGCAAACCAGTTGGCGGAATCAAGATGCATCATATGAAGTTAATTTCAATGCTTGACCATGCAACTGTCACCTGTCCTCTACATTGGCTATTACTGTAAACAAACGGGGTAGAGTATTGTCCGCTGCCGACACCGACGCCTAGGCTATTGGAAAACTCAAATCGCCACGTACTGTTATGAGATAGGCCGCCGCTGCAAACCCAAAATCCCGACGTAAGATTTGCTTCTTCTACGAAAATATAGCGAGCGGTTGCCGTGCCGACTGGGGTTGTATATGTAGTCACAGTTTCCGGCGGGCAGGACGCCGCGTCTTGCGGATCGCATGGCGCCTGCACAAACCTGATCGTGGCAGTTGCGCTAAAATTAAACGTGCGCATTGAGCCTAGATCGTTTAAAACGTTAAGCGGCATTTTTTCGACCTTTGTCGGCTTTCCTACGCAAACGCCAGAACCGTCTGTGCAGGTGATCACCGCATAAACGCCCGCGCCACCATCTACGACCCCAACCGTATAGATGTTCGCCGTAGCGCCAGCAATCGGCAGATCACCAAATGCCACCGTGCCGCGATACCACTGAATCGAGCTATTGGCGCAGTTGCAGTCAGGTGCGGTGAGCACATCGCCGACGCTTGCCTCTGCCTCCGGCGTGGATTGCCCGCCTATGCCATCCTCAGGATTATCAATAGGCGGATCACCCAGGCCAGATTCATCAAGCTCGCCAATGTTGTTGCCATAATCAGAGAACGTCTCATCAGTAAACGTCTCAGCCGGCACACTGGTATCCGTTGATGAGTTCACGTCGCAGGTGATGCCGCTTAGCCCGGTGGGTAGCAACAGGCCAGATCCAGTTGCTGCGTTTACCTCCTGTGCCACCACGCTGGCCAGGTTGGAATCAACCGGGAAATGGGTTAGGTCAAGCTGCACTTCACCCGTGATCGACTTGCCAATGCGGTCCACCTCGTAGAGGTAGTCGTGAACGCTGCTGGCTCCGGTCGATGCCACACGCTCCAAGCGCACCCGCACCAGATCACCAGCCGCCAAGGTGGGGTTGTAGGCATCAGGCTTCACGCCAAGCTGGAGCCGGTGGGTAACATGCCGGCGCTTAGACAGGATGTAAGCGCCGACCTTGACTGCGTGGTTTTCAGTAGAGCAGAATCCGCTCAGGTCGTGCTGCTCATAGGGTCCATCAACAGCAGTGCCGGTGTAGCGCACCTCAGCGGTGCGCATCACAGGGATGCCTAGATCATCCTGCTGGCGCCAGAGCACCGTGGCGCAAAACGGCTTACGGTCTGCCAGTGGCGTATAGGTGATTTCAAAGCTGTCTGAGATGTGCTGCTGGGTGAACGTAAACACCCAGCTCACTGTTGTGGTCTTGATGGTGCCGTCGTTGTTGGTTGGCACCAGTGGCTTGAGCGCTTCCTTGCCGCCGATTCGTGTTTGACGCAACAGGAAATACTGAAGGGTTGTACTGATCCAGTCGCGTAGGTTGGTCGATTTGCTCACCACGCCATTAAACCAAAACCCGTTGGCATTGGTGAATGTCGCTGCTGCCAAAAAGCTGGTTGCGGTGTCGATCATTGCATTAGGCACTCTGGAGCTATTGCGCAGCAGATACAGCAGCAGATCGGCCACGTTGTTGCTGGGGCCGGTGACGCTATCGAGCAACCGGGTGACATTGATGCCGCCACGGATGAAGCAATGCACCTGGCGGTTCCACTGGTCAAACCCTGCCGGGATAGTGACCGAGAACGCCATGGTGCTCAGTCCGTCATAAGTGCCGCTGGTGCCGCAATAGGTTGGTGCCTCTAGGTTTGGCGTGTTGTCAATGAAGTTACCGGCCACGAACGTGCCAGCTCGCCGGTCGTAGGTCTGGGTGAAGCTGCCCACCCGGCAGGCGCGCTGGAATACATCACGCACCTGGATCGAGTCAATCTGGCCCTCGCTCAACACCAGGTGGTAGCTCGCTGTGATGTTGCTCGATGCATCATCGGAGAATCTGGCCTCTGTTGCCGGCGGACTGATCAGCACCCCACCAGATCCACCAGTGCGGCGGCAGAACACAATCGGAATTGGCTCACCGATAACTGCGCCGCGCTGTTTCTGATCCAGGTTGTCAGCACCACTGGCCCCGGCCTCGGTCAGCGGTGTTCCAACCACTCCACCCTGAGCGGTTAGGAAGGCTAGGGGATCGCTGCTGATGATGCTCATAATTTGCAGGGTGCCCCGATCAACCGGGTGGAGAATGTGCGCGGCGGAACCTGAGCGCCGACTGGTGAAAGGCTGCTGCCTAGCTGCATCTGGATGGATGTGAAACTGCCTGACACTCCAACCACCTCGCCCAGGTAAGACGCGATCAGCGTCTGCCCAGCCTGTGGGGTGCTGTTGCCCAGGATGGTGTCGAACTCATACAGGCGCAGCTCTGCCAGTCGGGCTTCATTAAGCGCCTGCAGCACCACCTGCATCACGTTGGTGGTGGCCGGCAATCTGACTGAGATCGACGACTCCGATTGGACCTCACCAGCGGTGATGCCATCAGCATCGAAGGGCTGGTAGGACCAGCTTGCAGACTCCCATGTAACGCTGGTGTTGACGTAGTAGGACTGCCACCGTTGGTAGGTGGTGGAGCCTGAGAAGATTCTCAGATACTGGGATTGGCCGCGAGCCATTACCGCACCCCCATTGCGTAGCGTCCGGCCGGTGTGCGAAGGCTGGCGTACACGCCATCAGCAGTCTTGCGCATGGCGCGTTCCAGGTCAGCGATGGTGACGTACTGCTGGCCGCCCTGCTGCAGCACTGGCCCTGTGGTGACATTGATCTGGGCGTTGCCCGATGGGATCACCGCGCCACCGCGAGCGCCGTTGAGGTAGTTGGCTGATGCGGCTGCCATCTTGCTGGCGGGGATGATGTACTCACGCTCGCCACCTTCGCCCACCATCGCCAGAGTTGGGCCATTGACTACTCCGCCCTGCGCAAACTTGGGCACGCTAAGCGTTGGGACGAAAGGAATATCAGGGCCTGGCAGCCGATTAAATGCGATAATCAGCCTGTTAACCTGCCAACCAACAGAGTTAATAGCGTTGGCGATAAACTGCAACACATTGCGCATTGCTCCTTTAATTGTGTTGACAACACCAGTCCATATATTTTGAACTTTCTTGCCTAGGCTTGACATCGTTTTGGGCAGAAACTCGGTCAGGGTTGTCCAGATGGTGCGGATGGGAATGACAACGTTAGTGTTAAAAAAGGTGGTGATACCTGTCCACACTCCTTGCAGCCAGCCGACTGCCGCAGTGACTGGACCACGCAGCACGTTGTTCCAGAGGCTTATCCATGGCTGCACAAATACAAGATAAGCCAGGGCATACGCCTTTTGCATACCAACCTGGATGAAGCTGCTAATCCAGCTGAACATGGCGGTGACGGGACCACGCAGCACGTTGTTCCAGAGGTTCACCCATGGCTGCACAAATAGCTGATACGCGATCGCATAGAACGTTTGCATCCAGAACCTAAACAATCTGAGCATGAAGCTGAAAATCGCGGTGACGGGACCACGCAGCACGTTGTTCCAGAGGTTCACCCATGGCTGCACAAAGATCGACTGGAGTAGTTTCACCAGGCCGCTGAACGCTTTTGAAATGGCACGACCTAGCCAGTTGAAGAAATCGCCAATGGGCTTACGGAACAGCACCGCCATCGCCACTACTGCAGCAATTGCCAGCACAGTCCAGCCGACAGGGCCGGAGAATAAGGCCAGCAGTGCTGGGATAAATGTGCTGCCAATCCAGGCCAAGATAGGTTGAAATGCAATGAGGAAAGCTGTCTTAAGACCAAGCCAGATAACGCCAAGGCCTTTGAATAACGCGCCGATTTTTGCCCCCGTAATCCCTAGCTGGCCCAGCAAGGTGATTAAGCCGCTAATAGTTGGGGCAACGGCAATCAGGCCAACAAACGCACTTGTTACAAGAGCAATACTAGGGCCAAGAATTGGAACGTTAGTTATCAACCAAGTAAATTCCTTAACCAATGGAGCAAAAACGTTAAGCACGTCAGAAATAGCCACCAGGAATACAGCTCCAAATGTAATCGACAGCTCCTTAAGATTATTTTCTGCTAGCTGTAGTTGTGATGCTGTAGTGGCCAGCCTTTTCTGAAATTCGTCACTCGTTGAGCCTGCATATTTACTTTGGTCGCCAACCAGGCTCAGTGCTTGCTCCATCAGCTGAGTGTTAGTGATAAGCGGCAGCAGTGCCTTGGCTTCATCACCAAACAGATCGGAAATCACCGACATTTGCATTTCGGCAGGCAGCGCCTTTATCCGGCCAAACACGTCTCGGATAGTGCCGATTGCGTCCTGCTGCAGCATCGCCGCCATGTTGGTGCCAAGCTCGCCAACAATTGCTGCAGCCGTTGCCTTAGCATCATCAATAGCAAGTTTTTTGCGAGCATCTTCAATTGTTTTCAGTTGGTTGTACTTTTGTTGTACGGCGTTAATTTCCATTTCTTTCTGATCGTCCAACTGGTCTTTGACTTGCTGCTGCTGATCACGCGCCTGGCGCTGGCGATCTTTTATTTCTGCCGAGTTCGCATCGCGCAAGGCATCAATCCGCTCGTCGTAGAAATCACTGATTTGATTCAGCTCATTGCGGTTGCTTGTGCCGCTTGCCTCAGCACGCTGGTATGACGCTTCAATCTCGGCATTGCGCTGGCGGCTTAAAGCTTTGATTTGCGTTTCTAGGCGGTTGCTTGCCGCATCCTCATATGCACTTTGCTGATCGCCCCAGCCGTCTTCCAGCGCTTGCATCTGGTCGCGGTATCTGCGGTTGATCTCTTTAAGCGCTGCGTCTGTCTCGTTGCGATAGGCGTCTAGTCGCTGCCGGCTCTGTTCTTCAACAGCTTGCGTTAGCTCCTGTTCCCTCCTTGCTGCATCGGCCTGCCCATATCCCAGCCTCACCAGTGCGCTGATTTGCCGCTCGGTCATGCTTGGCCCGCGACTCAGAGCTATAATCATGTTGTTGAAGCTGGTGGCTGCAACTTCCGCTTGGGCGCCACTGGCAATCATCGCTGATCCAAATGCTGCGGTCTGCTCTGCTGACAGCCCGGCCTGCTTGCCTGCCGATCCGCTCCGCAACATGAATTCAACAATCTCCGTAGCCGTTGATGCCATATTGTTGCTGAGGTAGTTTGCCGCGTCGGCAAGTTTCATCAGCTCTGGCTGGGTGAATCCAAGGTTGGTTCGAAGCTTTGCCATGGCGTTGCCGGCTTCGGCGGCAGTCATGTCAAAAGCAATCGCTACCTTTGATACGTCAACAGCAAACGCTCTTAGTTCTGCCTTAGGAATACCGGCTTGGCCCGCAGCCGCATACATCTCGGCAAAGCCTTTCGCTGTAATGGGGATTTCACGCGATAGGCCAAAGATTTCTTGCTGAATTTCTTGAAGTGCTTCTGGGCTTTCAAGCCCACTCACTACCTTCCGTACCTCGGCCATTGATTCTTCAAAATCAATAGCTGCTTTCACGCTTAGGCCTAAAGCAACTCCAATACCTGCAGCGGCCACTGCAGCGCCTTGCCAGGCGCTTGAGTCCAGCATTGCCTTAAAGCCGCCCTTGGCTGCTCCTGCGGCTTTCTCAGCGCCAATCAGACCCTTTTCAAGTGCGCCAAGATCGTTTAGCCCTGTCACTTTGGCCGCGATCTTTAGCATCGCCTCCATGTTCATTGCCATTACCGCTTCCCTCCCTTCTTCGCAGGCTTCGGCTCAGCGGCCTTGTTGATCAGCTCTTTGGCTCTGGCTTCCATCATTTGCAGATCCTCCAGGGTCTGGCGCGGGCTCTTCACAGAGTAAAGATCAAACATATTTCCTGGCCCCAGCAGGATTCCATAGTCCAGCCCAATCACACCATTAGGCCCCGGTCGCCATTGGGTCTGGATGCGCAGGAACATTGCCACCGCGTCTTCATGCTCGGGCCAAACTTCATACTCCTGCGGATTGGTGATGCTCTCTGGCAGGCAGGAAGCGTCGGCGCCAAAGGCCGCAAGGTCTGCCAGCAGTTCATCATTGGCGCCGCCATCACCGTGCCACCAGTGATTAACGGCGCCAATCAGTTTTTTTTCTTGGCCTCTGCCAGGCTGCCAAACCAGGCCTTAACGATCTGGCCTGCAACTGTCGGGATCTCCAGCAGCTGGACCACAGCACCTTCGGAGAACGGAATGTCATTGCCCTCGTCATCCTGCACGCCGGCCCAGCCGGTCATGATCTCCCGAGCAGCGCCCTGGTCTTCTAAAACTTGATCATCGTCTTCAATGCGGCCACGCTCCTGCAGTCGGGCCTGCTTAATGATCTCGTTGATCCGCGACTGGGGCAGCCGGCGGAAGACGGCATCAAATGTGTGTGTCTCGCGCTTGCCGCCATCAATCGGTAGCACGATTTTTACAGGCCACACATAGGTGGTTGATTGCTGCAGCTTAAAGGCCATGGGTTGCTAGTTGGTGGTGGATGAATCCTGAACTCAAAATCAGGTCAACGCAAGGGTGAACTCATCGTTGCCTGCAGCGGTTGGCTGAGGCATGAAGGGCAGCTTCAGCATGACAACGCCGTCGCTGTCTTCGTATTCTGGGGAGCCCAGGGTGCAGGTTGGCGCGGTGAACGTGATAATGTTCCCCGCAGTGGTGCCGTGAACCCAGCTGAACTGACCTGCGGTCTGGGTGCTGGCAGCGCTGAAGTAGTTCTTCTGCGCGATCGTTGGCGCTTCAATTGTAACTTCGCCCTCTGGTTTGCGGTCGGTGATCAGCACCTGCTGGGTGCAGCCGGCCAGCTGACGGAATGGATTCTCGTTGGCTAGGTCGAGGCTGAACGCGCTCAGGCAGGCCGCGTAGCCATGCACCTCAAGCGTTGCGGTGTTGGCGCTGTTGACCACCACCGGATCAGCTTGGTTGCTGAAGGTGGGTGAAGGCTGGGTCTCGTCTGTTGGTGCGTTGAAGATGCCTGTGAACGAGAAGGAGATCTTGGGAATCTCGCCAGTTTCCAAGGCCATGCTCCAAGTGCCACGGCAGCCGGTCACTTTGTGGCGCACGCCATCGGCGAAGAAGTACAGCGTCACGCCCTTAAAGGCGCTGCTGATTGGCGCATAGGTGACGCTGGTGACGGCCACAATGGTTTCGCTGAACCCGCAGGCCTGCATCAGCGCTGACCACTTCGGCGCTGTGCCTGCTGTGCCAGAACCTGCAATCTCCACGTCGAAGCTGACGCTGACCAGGCGCTGACCCACCACCATCTCAGTGTTGCCGAGATGGCCCAGGATCAGCTCGCGGTCTTTGAGCTCCAGCTGCAGGGGCTGCACCTCAAGGGCTGACACCAGCACCGCATCAGTCGCTGCGGGCGTGGGATCGGTGCCATAGGTGGTTTCAATCTTCGCCAGCAATAAGCGCTTGCGAGTCAGTGCCATTGGTGCTCTCGGGGATAGGCAGGTCTGCTGGCGTTTCTTCGATCAACACCCATTGGTTCTTCTTTGCATCCAATAGGTACGAACCACCTTCCGATGGGAGAGGGGGTAGTGGCTTCGCCACGATCGCCAGGTGCTAACGCCATCGACAGGCTATGGAGCACCTCTAGGTGGTCAGATTGGTCACGCTGGAGCGGTAGCGGACGTTGTAGGTGCAGACGGTCCAGAGCGCGGGCTGATCCGCCTTCTCCATTTGCGGGTCCACCGTGCCGGGGAATATGTCCATCGCCAGGCCGCCGAGAGTGCGGTCAGCCATGAGCTTGCCGTGCATACTGATGATGATCGGATCGGCCAGCTGATCAGGAATGGCGCCACGGGTGTAGACCGCGATCAGCACCGACAGCCGCCAGTCAATCTTGCAGTTACTCACCAGCTCCTCTGATGCCAAATCAGTGCCAGGCTCGATCACCAGCGCTGGCGCTTCATTGCGGGCGAAGGCCTCCACCCTAGAGCGATAGATGCGAGTGCTAACGCCAGTGGTGCCGGCCAGAGTGGTGGCCACTGCCGCCAGGATTGATTCGCGCTTGGATGGCATCGGTGCTGCTATTGCTTAGATCAGTCTGAGCAGCGGGTGTGGTTACTCAGCGGCAACATCCACCCAGGCTTCATCTACAACCGGCGTAGCTGGATCATCAGCCTTAAAGGTGCCGGCTGCCTCACGGGCACGAACCCTGCCGCTTGGCTTGGCGGGGCGGTCTGGGCGCGCAGGGCGTTTGCCCAGGCGCTCCAGTGCTCTTGCCCTCATGGCAGGGAACTTCTTGCTGGCGCGGATGTAAGGGTTCATGCTGCCATTTCCTCCAGGGTGGCGGTATCAGGAGCCTGGGCAGCACCACCAAAAAACACGCGGCTGGCGGTGTTGACGATGACTAGGTGCTGGTCCCAGGTTTCAGGGGGATTGCTGGCGTAATTCACATGCCAACCGGTAAGTGGTGTGGGTGGGGTGATCACATTGCCCTCAGCGTCGTAGGTGCCGCCCTCGGTGATGATTCCGATTTCATCAATGGCATGGGTGTGGCTGGCGGTGATCAGCTCGTTGTCTTCGGTGATCAGGCCCTCGGCAGCAGCGAGAGTGCGGAACTGGTTGCGGGAGTTGAAGCGGAAACAGTACATGGTGTTATTGGGTTATTTTCTGGAGTACGTTATTAGGCAAGCGTTGGCCCCAGAATGTTAGGCGGCGGATGGTGCCGTTGATAGATGCGACGCCATCTCCACGAAGGCCAATGTATGCCCTGTCAACTGTAGGCACTGTTCCTGATGTATCCGCAGCGCTCAACGCACCATTTGCAGCAACAATAAAATCATTAGACTTAAATGCTCCAGCCACTTTATTTGCTGCTGGAGCAGTCAACGCAGTAACCGTAAGGTATGCCTGCGAAACGTTACCAGTAGTTACACTAAATTGCCCTTGAGCGCTGCCATTTTGACCTGTGACACTATAAATTTCATTTTGACGGGTATTGTCGCTTACGGTAAATGTTGCTGGAAATCTTGTGTCAACAGCGCTTCTTGCAAATTCACCGTAAAAACTTCCCTCATCCTGCCGATACCACGAACTAAACGCACTGCCCGTGATGCTGCAAACATCAGCACTGCGGGTGGCGGCTGACCCCGTAGTAGCGATGTAGGACGTCCGAAATGCTCCGATCTCCAACTGTGCATTGGTAACAGTACCGCTCACTGTCAGCGTCAGGCTGCCTGCTGTTGGTGTAAACGTCAGGCTCACCCGGTTGGCCTCGCCAGTGCCAGTGCCGACCAATGGGCCGGCGGTGCTGACGCCTGTCAGCGTGATTGTGCCGGTGCCAGTGAAATGAAGGGTATGGGCGACAGCGGTAACAGTGGCGCTTTGGGTGGAAAGTGTTCCGCTGTTCAGCAGCAGGTTCGTCCTCTGCTCCTCCACCAGCAGCCCCAGGCTTTCGCCGGTCGTGGGGTTGTGGTCGAAGCGTGGCACATTCGTCACCGCCGTCTGCAACACCCCAGCACTATCCACGAACGTGCCAGAGCTGGCGCGGGTGAACGTGACAAGCGATGCGCCAGTGGCCACATCAACCAGGCTCTTGTTGTCAGCAAAGCGCAGGTCAAGTGATGGCACGGCTTGGGCGCGGCGCCATAGCGCATCCTTAGCCCAGCCAGGGACAGTTAGTGCCCGCTGAGCAACGAGCAGTTGGCTCACAAGCCAGCCTCCAGCAGATTTACGCGGATGGCCACCGTGCTAGCGCTCACCGGGGTATAAGCACCACGGGTTTCAAGCTCAGCGAAGAGCGTCGTGCTAGCAGCGGCGAGCTTGACTAGGCGGCCGGAGTAGTCAATCTGGGTGTAAAGGGTGCTGCCGAAGTCTGCAGGTGTTGGCAGGTCGATAAAGCCCATGTAGGTGGCACGATCACCACTCAGCAGGTCAAAGGCTGCGTTGTCAGCAATGGCAGTAGGACTGGCGCTGTACAGGTGCAGACGGAACGCACCCATGCCAGCAGGCACCACGCTGTCACTGAACACCAGCGAGACGCTCTGGATAATCACAAACCCTGCCGTAGGGCCAGCACTGGTAAGGCTGATGATCGCGCTGCCGCCTGTGTCACCAACAACGTCGCCTGCGGTGTAGGCAGTGGCGTTGCTGGGCCTGGTGATTGTGGCGGTGGTGCGGTATGCCTTGCCGGCGACACCTTGCGACGCGGGAAAATACAGATCGCCGAGCTCGCCTGGAATGTCCGGCTTGTTGATTCGTACTGCGGCAACCAGGTCGGCCATGATCAAATCCAGTGGTGGGGGTCAGGTCTTTTGCAGCGTGATCACACAGAACACGCCACAGGCAGGCTATGGATGGGATTAGCGCACCTCTACGGCAACAAGCCGAGCACGACCAAGGGTAATATTTTCAGTGCCGCTTTGGTTGGCAATAAACAACGCCACCTCATCGTTAGCGGCCATGCTGATCATCCAGTTGGTGACCAACTTGGCTTCTTCCGCGCCGGAACCAGTAAAGGCGCGGCACTCGGTTTGATCTATGGCTGTGCCATTTTTAGCCAGCTTGATGCCGAGCACCTTGTTGTTGCCGGTGACGGTCTTGGCGTCGATGCTGCCGTAGATCTGCATCAGCTTGGTGGCGCCGCTGGTGTTCTTCACCGCAAATGCGTTGGTGGTGCCGAGCGTCATGCCGCTTGCGGTGGCGGTGTCAAAGGTGCCGGTAAGCCCCGTGGTGACGTAGACGCCTTGCGTGGTGATCGTGATGGTGCCGGAGTCCATCTTGCTGACCTGACCTCGCGTCAGCTCCAGCTCGATTGCGTTCTCAAGCTCGTCAAGGTTTGCATCATGCTCGGCAGCGGTCAGCGGTGAACCTTTCACCAATCGCCGCACTAGGTCAATGGTCATGAGATCAGCCTGTTTAAGGTCACTTTAGAGATAGACGCCAGCTTGAAATACATCGGGCACATAAACCGCCTGAGCGGCTGCGGTAACAAGCTGTAAGCCCGCTTGAATCATCCGGCCATCGTCAATCGACAAAACTTGCCGCACGTTGTAAAGATCGTTGCTGACCAGGATTGAGTCGCCATACAGCAGGCTGCCAAAATCATCGGCTTTCGCCGTCAGCATGTAATCAGTGCTGATCACCATTCCATCAGCCACCAGCTCGCCTGGCATATCCAAGATGCCAACACCAGAAACGGCGCCAGCAGTTACGCTGACGCCGAAGTCTGCCAAGAACACATCTAGGTTCTCGGTGAGTGCCATCAGCCGTATTTCTTCAGTCCGTAGCCAAAACAGGTCACGCTGCTCGAAGCGGTGCCCGTCTCAGCAGTGCAGCTCAAGCGGATGTAACGCTTGAGGTCGTTGCTGTTCAGGGTGATTACCTGCTTTGATCCAGCGTTGGCAATTGCAGTGAAGCCACCGCCGGTGGCGGCGGTATACGTCGAGTTGTCGTCTGACTCTTCAATGCGGAAGGTCAGATCAGCGCCAGCACCAGCAGCAGTGCCGGCCAGGATAATCTGAACATCGCCTTCGAATCCTTGAAGGTCCACGCCGGCCTGGTTGCCGGTAGCGGTGATTGTAGTCGTAGCCAGAAGGGTGAAGTGCTCGATCTTGTCCAGCGAAAGCTCATGAACGGCCATCGGTTTGGCGGGGGGTTGGTTTACGGGAGCGAGGCTTTGCGGCCTCTGGAGCAGTGATCACCACGGGATCAGGATCTGGCGCCCGCTCGGCCCTGCCCATGGCCAGCAGTAGCCGGGCATCCGCAGGGGTTGCCTCCAACACGTCGCCAACTCGAGCAGGTCGGCCACTGATTGAGGTTTGGCGCAAGATCCTGATCCTCATGGCCATCACAGGGTGTTGTTGCCGCGGCAGAAGGCCTGGGGATGACGCACCGCATAGTCGATGGCCTGATGAGCCACAACGCGGATGTTGCCCTCCTTGTCTTCGCTATAAGGGTTGACCTGGAGATCTACGGCACCGAAAAGGCCCAGGACAAGCTGACTCCAGACGCCGAAGAACACGTCCCCAGCCTCCACCTGATTGGAGCGAACTACCCCGTAGGAGTTCACGGTGCCGCCAGGCTCCAGAACGAACTGAGCGGTGTTGGCTGCCTTCTCGGTGGTCTTAAAGCCGCCGTAGATTGTGGCGTTGGTGACGTAGCCCATGGTGTCAATGTCGGCGTCATCGGCCGCAACCAGGGTCTCCATGTCCACCAGCTCCGCATAGGTGGGCTGGTTGGCGGCGAAGTCCTTGGTGTTGATGCCGGTGGTCAGCTTCAGGCCCTCGGGCTGAGAGGATGAGCCCAGGCCATAGAGAGCAACACGCGCTTGCTCTAGGGCCATCACGGTCACCAAGTCATTGCGGACAAACGTCTCAACGTCGATGGAGCTTTGCAGCATCAGCGAACGAGAGAAGCGGGTCCACGCCGACATCTCTTTGAGCGTCATCGTGACCTGGCCAACGCTGGGCTCAGATTCGGCTGCGGCCACGCCTTCACCCTTCCAGTAGACCTGGCTGGCGCCGGTCTGCTTGGGGATGCCCACAGGGCCGGTTAGTCCAGACAGGATTGTTACACCCAGGCCGGTCAAGAAATTGCGCTTGCGCAATAGCTCAATAAACGAACCGGGGCGGGCATCGGTGAAGATCAGGTCTCCAGCGGCGGAAGCCTGGCCAGCGGTCAGGGACCGGCTGAGCACGTCGTTAGGGATCAAGATGCCCTTAGGACTCATGCCCATCCGCTGCGCAGCGGCGTTGCTGGCCTCGCGCTCAAAGGCAGCCTCTTCCTGGAAGGCCCGCTCGTTGGGAAATAGCTGGGCCCGCATGGCCTTCAGAAAACTGAAGCTGCGGGCTTCATTGTCGGTCAGGCCGATGTCAGCAGATGCGCCGGCGATTGGCTGAGCAGGGGTGGCAGGGGTGGCGGGTTGCTTGGTGCGCTTGGCAATGGCGCCCAGCACGGTGCGCATGGCATCGGCCTCGGTGGCACCGGATGCGATCAGATCGCCGGCTAGATCGTCGGCGCCGTGCTCGCGGGTAAGGCTGGTGATCGCCGCGATGCGGCCACGCTCAGCGGTAACGGCATCGGCTGCAGCCGCCGCCCGCTCCTGGGCCAGGTCAACAGTTTCCATGGTGGAGGGAGATTGGGTTTGGTCTGCGGCCGGGGCCGCGGTTTTGCCGATTGCTCGGCCTTGGCCGACGGTGGCGTCGGCTGGAATGGAGACGGTCGAGACCTCCATCGGCGTGAACGCTATTACCAGCGCCACACCCTCACGCGACTTGAGATCAAGTGGCGCATCGATGGAGTACATGAAAGAGACGTTGCGGATAATTCCCGCCTCCCAGTTCTGCCTGACCTTCCACTCCTCGGAGCCCTCGGACTTGGTGTTGGGGCTCCAGCGGGTGCGAACCATGCCGCGCCCGTCATTGCCCTGCCAAGCCCTCTCGACTCCGCCAAGAACCACATCGGGATTGTGGTTCCAGAGCCATGGCGCCGCCCCTGAATTAAGGCGGGCCATGTTCATCGCGCCAGGGGCATGGCTAAGAACTTCCATCCCGAAGTAGCGCTCGACTGGCTCCTCTGAGGAGAAGCTGAACTCGACTACATCAGGGTCATCCTCCGCGCGGCACCAGCTCGCCACCACCGCATTGCGGTAAAGCGGCTTACCGTCGTAGTCGCGTTGTTCCATTGGCGCGGCTTTTCCTGCGCTTAGGCTATGGACGTTGCTCATTAGGCCAAATCCTCCGTGTCGTTGCCAGGTTCGTTACTGCTGGCATCGGCTGCGGTGTCATCCGGCGCGTAGGCGTCCTGGGGGATGATCGAACCAGGCGGCCGAGCCTGCGTCAGGCCGGCGTTGCTCACCTTGCCGGCGTCGATGTCAAGGGTCAGGCCCAGCTGTTGTGCCATCTCTCGCTCTGCCGCCAGGTCGCGCATCAGTTCGGCAAGATCACCGCCCTGCTCGGCCACTACCTGCGCCTGCGTCATGAAGCCGCAGCGGACAGCGTCCTTGTAAGCGCCGATCTCCACTTTCGGATCAAGGAAGCCCCAGGCCCGTGGATACCAACGGACGGACTGGTAGCGATCGCGCATGGTGTCGTAGTTGGGCAGCGACAGATCGCCAACACCAACAGCTGCATCCATCCACCGCTGGAAGATCGGCCGGTAGAAATGTTCGATGGCGTATTGCTGCTCACCTTTCCACATCTCAATGGAATCTTGCCGGCTCATCCGGTTGGAGCTGTAGTTGCTTTGGCTGTAGTCATTGCTGACCTGCTCAAAGCTACAGCCGGTTGATGCCGCAACACCGCGCAGCATGGCCCGCAGGAATGGTTCAAACTGCCCGTCAGGCGCGTCGAGTTGAGGCACGCTGACCGATTCACCAGGCGCTAGGTATTTGAAAACCCCAGGCTCAAAGTTGCTGACGCGCTCGGCGTCGTAAACGTCATCACCAATCAGCTCGCCTTCAGGGCTGGTGATAAATCCCATCAGGCTACTGGCGGCGCGGGCTCGCACCACTTCAGCTTCTTGGTAGCCGGCAAGGTGATGCAAGCTCTTGATTGCTGCAGCGAACCAAGGAACGCCTCGCGTCTGGCCGGGGCGTTCTATGCGGCGTAAATGAAGAACCTGATCAGCCGGGACATCGACCACTGAATAACCCACCGATCCCGACACGTCGCCCGGGTGCCGTGTCCTGAAGCGATAGGCAATGGGCCGCCCCCAGCGGTTGACGCGCACGCCCATGCGCCACTCACCACCATCAGTTTCTGGTCCTGATGTCTTGCTCTCGTCAACCAGATCGGCCTCAAGGATCTCCAGGGCCAGCGGCACAACGCCGGCGCCCATGGCCTCGGGCACCAGCCGAATAAACACCTCACCAGATTCAGCCATGGCGCGCCATGCCAGCCGGGCTATCTCCTGCAGGCTCAGCTGGCCGGCAGCGTGGCAGGTGTCGGCGTGGCACCAATGGGCCCACCGCCGCTCGATGGCGTCATTGATCGTGGTGTCTGGTCGGCCGCCGCCGGCCGCCGCCGGCACTTGGGCCTGCATCCTGACGCCGGTTCCAATCACGTTGGAGACAATGCAGCGCAGCGCCTGCTGCGCGTAGCCGTTGTCCCTGACCAGCTGCCGCGCCCTATTGCGCAACCGCACCAAGCTGCCATCAATCTCAGCGTCTGCTGATGTCGAGCTGGTTACCCAGTCAGCCGTGAGGCGTGACACCAGGGCGCCTTCGTAGGCGCGCCGGCTGCGGCGGGGGGCGGCCGGGGCCGGCTGCTGGGGCTGCTTGGCCTTGCGCTTGCTCATCGCCCAAACCGCACGTAGAGCGAGCGCGGGTCACCCAGGCCGGCAGCCATCTTCTCGGCGGCACGCTCGCGGGCCACGATCGCCTTGAGCTGTGATTCCCGCTGCATCAGTTGGCCCAGGTCAGCAGCATCAAAGCGCCTGCTGCCGATGGTGTAGCTCTTGGCGCCCTTGCTGACGATCGCGCGAATTGCGGCCTGCACCGCTACAAGGTCTTGCTCGGCCTGGCTCTGGCCGTTGAAGGCAGCAGGCTGACCGGTGTAGTTCAGACCCGGCAACACCTGCGTGGTGCCAGATCCAATGGTCAGCACCGTGGCGCCGCTGGTGATCCGGGTCTCCCAGTACCACGTGCCGGCGTCAAATCCGCTGGAGGTGGTGGCGGTGATCGCCATATTCCAGCCGCCATCGGCACGGGCAGTGCCGGTAACAGTGGCACCTTTGTGGTTTGTATTCGTGCGCAGGTAGGAGATCAGCGTCCAACTAGCTGATGTAGCTGCATTGCCGTCAAGATCCACCGCCGGCGGCTCCACCCACCCTACGGTCGTGCCGGCCCGAATGGTGGCGGGAACTGTCATGGCCTCAGGCTATGCATCACCAGCCAGACACGAATCCGCCTGGCCGTGGTGCTGCAGCAGGTCGGCGCCTGGTGGTCTCGGGTGCGGCTTTCGTTAGGCCGGCCTCGAGCTGGTCCCACATCGTGGCGCGGTTGTAGCGGCGAGCCACCAGTTGCAGAGCGGCGTAGGCGTAGCGGGTGCAATCTCCGCCCTCATCTCTGGCGCCCCTTGGCAGGATCCAGCTGTAAACGGTCTGGCCCTTGTCGCGCTTAGGCATTCGCTTCCACGGGAACAGCTCAGCTAGGAATTGATCAGTAGCCGCTGCGCCAAGGTGCAGATAACTCGGGCCGGGTTGCTCCACCCTCAGCCGGCCCTGCAGGTGATTGACGCTGGCGTCATAACCGACGTGATAGAGCATCACGCCGCGTTTGGTCGTCTGGTTCTTGCGGTTCACATCCACCGGCACTCCACGGCTGAGCAATGGCTTGCCTTTCTGCGGCGCACCCTTTACCGGCACCCACTGCGCCGAGCGGGTGCGGCACCATTCCCTCACCTCCTGGGTAGCGATGCCACCGTCATCAATGCCGCCCATGCTCACCCGTAGCTCCATGCCGTCTTCGCGCTTCCACTTGGTGGCGGCGATCTGATCGAGCTGCGCCAAGGTCTCAGCCTGCTGCGGGTCGCCGTCAATTTCGAAGTGGCCTAGGTGCCAGCCCTCTTCGCCGCGGCCCCAGCCCCAGAACGTCACCACCAGCCGCTCGCCAACAGTGCCGCCGCCGCCCTGCACGTCAACGCCAGCGGTGATCAGCAGCACGCCAGCAGGCACGGTGCCCACGGCGTAGCCGTTGCCGGTGGCCTCGTTCTTCCGCCGTTCGGCCAGGCCGTCGCCGGTGAGCTTGCCTGACAGTGTGTCTTCCCAAGGCAGCCCCAGCACGGTGTTGCGGAACGTCTGCATCGCATCAGGGTCGCCCTTGCGCATGGCGTCAAGCGCCTCGGCGTGCTCGCGCACCAGCACGCTCCAATCAGCTGCCGGGCTGTAGCTGTAGGCCGCCCAGATGTGGAATGACACCAGGCCTGGCTGCTGTGATTCAGCAGTTGGCCGCCACTCACCGCGCTCCACCATCCAGCGCTTCTTGCTGTGCGGGATCAGATCGGCGCAGTTCTCGCAGCGGTAGCAGCCGGCGGCTGTGCCCTCGCGCTCCATCTGCTCCCAGCGCAGCACCTGCATGGTCTGGCAGAACGGGCACGGCACAAAAAAGCGCCGCTGATCACCGCGCAGAAACGCCTCCTCGGTCTTGCCTCCTACAAATATCGGCGTGCCGCCCTGGCCGATTTTCCGGTCCCAGTAGTAATCAGCACGGTTGCGGCCCAGCTTGATCGGGTCGCCTTCATCCAGCTTCGGGTAAGCATCCACCTCATCAAAGAGCACCACCTTCCTGCTCTTGCGCCGGAACGATCTGCCGCTGGCAGCGTTCACGATGTCGATCAGCCCGCCGTTCCCCAGCTGCTTCAGCAGGATTGTGTTGCTGGCGGTGCCGCGAGATTTGCTCTCTGAGATCAGCCCGCGCAGCACCGGCGTGTCTTCAAAGAGTGGCTTGATCTCTTCTTTGCTGTAGCCCTCGGCGTCTTCCTTCACCGGCTGCACGATCATCACCGGGCAGGGGTCTTGGTGGCTGTAGTACTGCACCACCACGCCAAGCATCTTCGTCCAGCCCACGCGGGCGGACTTCATGATGGCGACGGTCTCCACCGCCGGGTTGGTGAAGCTGTCGAGGATCTCGCGCTGATACGGCAGCGTGTTCCACTTGCCTTTCTCCGCAGCGTTGCCAGTCATCACCGCAAACTCGTCTGCGTACTGGCTCAGCTGCAGCCGCGGTGGTGGCTTGAAGCCAGCCAGGATCTGGCGCGTCAGCTCTGCAGGGTTGGCGTTGATCATTGATTCAGCTCTCCAGCGGCCAGCTCCTCAAGGGCCTCGCGGATTAGCGTGGTGATCAGCTCCACCTCCTCGGTCTCCAGGTGCGGGATGCGCTGCCTGGCAGTGCTGGCCACACCAAGCAATCTGGTGCGGGTGATGTTCACCGCACCACCCCAGGCCTGCTCTACATCCTCACGGCGCAGCAGGTGGCCCTCTTTGGTCTTGCGGTCCAGCTCGAGCAGGTTGGCCTTTTCGTATTCAGAACGGGCACGGCTGACGTTGTAGTCAGGTAGGCCTGCTGGTTCAGGTGGTGGCGCGCTCTCCGCCGGCTGGCGCCGTGGTGGCCGTGGCGGCCGTGGCGTTGCTGGCTCACGCTTGGCCCTTGGCTGCTGCGCTTCGGCTTGATGTGGTGACACCTTGGCCAAGTACTCACTCACCAGCAGGTCAGCATCCACCCGCAACGGCTTGGCTTGCAGGATGCAAGGACTGCCGCGAAGCGCCCCACGCTCGCAGAGCTTGTCCAGGTTTTGGCGGGTGCAGCGGCGGCCGGTCTGGGTCTCGATTAGCTCGGCGCCCTTGGTGCTGTTGAGCGGATTTCCCATTGCAACCAAGCTATGGACAGGGTTGCAGGTGGTTGCAATTCTCAGTAGGTCGGTTTATTGAGAACGCCGGGCCTTGCTATCACTGGGTTTGCTGGTTGTGGGGCAACCTTATTGAGAACAGTTGTCAAGATACAAAGGTGGCCGCAGGATCACCCTTGACGGAGGCGTGGCCCAGGACCCAAAAGCCGGGGCGTCACTTCGCCAATCCTGAGTGCGCGGCCAGCGTCGCGGTCACTT